CCTGTTTCATTAGGATATAAACTGCTACAAACAAAAGAAAAAATTATAATATTTACAGACTACATTGTAGATGATGAAGACGGAACATTAACAGTAGGAAACGTTACAATCATACCTGCCGCATGGGTACAAGACGTGACTTATATAACATTTAGCGACAAATAATATGGTATACACAATAGAAGTTAGAAACAATAACGTTGAGAAGGCATTAAGAGTCTTAAAGAAAAAGTTAATGAAAGACGGCGTTATGAAAGAATTAAAAGATAGAGCACACTTTATAAAACCCTCTATGAAAAAGAGAGAGGCAAGAAAAGAGTCTATTAGAAGACACAAGAAAGACAACAAAATTAAAGCGCTGAAAGGCGAATTATAAAATTACTTGATATCTATGTTGTTTGATATCATGTATGTAATTAAACTAAAAACAACAATTGAAAGAAAAGGAAAATATAATGGCTAGAAAAACATTAGCAAAAAAAACAAAAGTATTAAATCTATTACTAAAAGGTGCACCAGTAACATGGTCAACTTTGAGAAGTAAATTTGATTTAACATCACCAAGAGCGATGATAGATCAATTAAGAGTTGAAGGACATATGGTTTATATTAATGAATCATCTAAAGGTACTTCATATAGACTAGGTACACCTACTAAATCTATTATTGCAGCAGGCGCTTCAAGAATCTTTAAAAAGAGTATGAAAGATATTGTATCTGCTGGTATTAGGGCTTTATACGGAAAACAAAAATACGCTTATTCTAATCGATAAGACTATTTTTGCGTATAAATAGTAATGTGAGGCTGATCGTAAGCCCTTACATTTAAGAGGTAGAGTATCTTCCGCAAAGATACTTAATTCGGTGACGTTTGGTAGTTTCACTCCGTGATAAAAGAAACTACCTTTTTTTTATATAAGACTTGAATTAAAAAAAATAATACTTATATATATTAACGATACGCTCATAAGAGGTATCATAATTAACTCGCTTTACAAAGGAGCAAATATGACTAATAGAGAACTAAGAATCTGGAATGATCTAAGACCATTTTCAGTAGGGTTCGAAAACATTTTCGACCACTTTAATTTACACCTAGATACTCAAAGAACTGTAAATTACCCCCCTTATAACATTAACAAACTAGATAACCTTAACTGGAATATTGAAATGGCACTTGCCGGTTTTAGCAAAAAAGATATTGATGTATCTGTTGCTGATGGTCAATTGACAGTTAAATCTATTCATGCTAATGATAAGCCAGAGTTGGCTGGAACAATACATAAAGGTATATCAAAAAGACAATTCACTAGAACGTTTACTTTGGCAGATGATGTCGTTGTAAACGGTGCTGAATTGAAAGACGGTATGCTTGTTATTGATCTTGAAAAGATTGTACCTGAGGAAAAGAAACCTAAGACAATCAAAATCAAATAATAATATTGGGGCCTGCTTGACAGGCCCTTATAATAATGATATAATGAAACAAATCAACAATTGAAAGAGAATATATATAATGAAACTAAATCAAAACACTATCGAAACTCTTAAAAACTTTGCAGGTATTAATACTAATATATTAATCAAACAAGGTGATGAGTTATCAACTATCTCAACTATGAGAAACATTTTTGCTAAGGCAAAGATTTCAGATGAATTTACCAATGAGTTTGGTATCTATGATCTAAACGAATTTCTATCAGCGGTATCAGGTTTCGCTAAACCTGAATTGTCTTTACAAGATAAGTATATGACAATATCTTCCGAAGGTAGTAAATCAAAAGTAAAATACTTCTATTCTGATCCCTCAGTAATAGTATCACCCACTAAAGCAGTTAATATGCCTGAGGCAGATGTAACCTTTAGTCTATCATCAACAAACTATAAAGAACTGTTAAAGGCTGCTGCAATTTTAAAGGCACCAGACTTAGCATTAATCGGTACAAAAGGTGGCGATGTTGTTCTTAAAATTTGTGATAAGAAAAATGACACAGCAAATACATTTGATATTGTTGTAGGTCAAAGTGCAACAGCAGATTATACTTTCTATTTCAAAGTAGAGAATATGAAAATGCTAGATGGTGACTATGATGTTGCAGTATCTTCAAAATCAATCTCACACTTTAAACACACAAAACTACCTGTTGAATACTGGATCGCTTTAGAACCAGACAGTACTATTACAAAGTAGGTCTGTATGAATACAGATTTTTTGTGGGTCGAGCAGTATCGACCAAAGACTATTGATGATTGTATATTACCTGATTCTTTAAAAAGTTTATTCTCTGCCTTCGTTAAGAAAGGCGAGATATCTAATATGTTGTTCTCTGGTACTGCAGGTATCGGTAAGACCACAGTTGCGAAAGCATTGTGTAATCAAATGAACTGCGATTGGATTATGATAAATGGTTCAGAAGAAGGTGGTATTGATGTACTAAGAAACAAGATTAAAAACTTTGCTTCAACTGTATCGCTATCAGGCGGTAAGAAAGTTGTAATACTAGATGAGGCAGACTATCTTAATCCACAATCAACACAACCTGCTCTTAGAGGATTCGTAGAGGAGTTTCATAAGAATTGTAGATTTATTCTTACTTGTAATTTTAAGAATAGAATTATAGAACCTTTACATAGTAGATTCTCAAACATAGAGTTTAAAGTAAACCCTAAAGATAAACCTAAACTGGCAAGTAGATTGTTTGAAAGAGCCATCTATATTCTTAAAGAACAAAATGTGTCTTATGAGGATAAGGTCCTTGTTGAACTAATCACTAAACACTTTCCAGATTTCAGAAAACTAATTAATGAACTACAAAGATATTCAGTAAGTGGTAGTATAGACGCTGGCATTTTAGTGAATGTATCAGATGAAAATCTAAAGACTCTGGTCACACACCTTAAAGGTAAAGCCTTTAGTGATATGAGAAAATGGGTTGTCAATAACCTTGACAATGATCCTGTTAAGATTTTTAGAAAGATATATGATACATTATATACTAATTTAGAACCATCTACAATACCTCATGCTGTATTAATCATTGCTGATTATCAATACAAGTCAGCCTTTGTAGCAGACCAAGAGATTAATCTAGTTGCATGTTTGACTGAATTGATGTCGCAAGTTAAGTTCAAGTAATGTACGACCTATTTAAAGATTATCTGCCGGCGATAAATCACACCAAAAAGAATCTAATGGACTCTGATGATGTAATGTGGGAAAAGAAGTACCCTGCATTTATGGTCAACAAAGTCCTGTCTGGTTTCTCAGACACCATCATGCTCTGCAATGAAATGAATAGAAATCATTTTCTTGATAGAGATATGCAATTTCAATTTCTACTAAATAGTATTAGGTCTAAGAAACGGTTCACTCCATTTCTAAGAGCTAGTAAGATTAAAGACATTGAGTGTGTAAAAGAGTATTATGGTTATAGTAATGAAAAGGCCAAGACTGCTCTCGATATACTCACCAAAGAACAATTGAAATTAATTAAAGATAGTCTATACAAAGGTGGGACAAAATGAATGAACTAGATAATAGTTGGCATCCTGAGAAGATGCTAGAAGTACAGTTAAAAGAGCCAGATGATTTCCTAAAGGTTAGAGAAACCCTAACAAGAATTGGCGTTGCCTCGAGGAAAGACAAGAAGTTATTCCAATCATGCCATATTCTACACAAACAAGGAAGATATTTCATAGTGCATTTCAAAGAGTTGTTTGCCTTAGACGGCAAGTTTTCTAACTTCTCTGAGAATGACCTTGAAAGAAGAAATACTATTGCTCAGTTATTGAGTGATTGGGGCTTGATTACTATACTAAACAAAGAGAATGCTGAGAACAAGGCACCTCTATCACAGATTAAAGTACTTGCGTTCAAAGATAAGAGCGACTGGGACTTACAAGCAAAATACAACATAGGTAAAAAAGTAGATGACGAAGGCGCCGAAGTTTAGAGATTTCATTACCGAGAAAGTTCAAAGAAGCAAGATACATGTCGCTGTCTTAACTAAAGTCAATGCTACCAGCAAAGGTGTTGTTAGCAATATGATACTGAAGGAGTGTGAGAAACGAAATATTCCTTGTCATATTGTTAATACTCAAGAAGCATGGGTTTCAAAAAATGACCTAGACAAAGGCACATTACTTGTTTCAAACATTGATGGTGAAGATACCGAAGTAGAATTTGAACTGGCAAATACAATTTGTTTTGTTCGTGCTGGCGCTCTTGAAGATGAAACTGGTCTTGCATTACTCTCAACATTTGAAAATGCTGGTGCGTTTATGATAAACACTAGAGATGGTATGTTGACATGTGATAATAAAATGTCTGCCTATATTTCTTTTGAAAGAGATAACATACCTACTCCAAGAACTGCTCTTATATCAACCGAAAAAGGATTACTACACGCCCACGAAAGACTGGGTGGTAAATATCCTGTGATTATGAAAACACTTACAGGTACTCAAGGTATCGGTGTGTCAATCGTTGAGTCTGAAAAGAGTATGGTTTCAGTAGCACAATCACTTTGGAAGTTTGGCGCTGCACTTCTACTTCAAGAGTTTATGAAGTTTGATTTTGACATTCGTACAATCGTAGTCAATGGTAAAGTCTTAGCTTCTACAAAAAGAACTAGTGCTAAGAAAGACTTTCGTTCTAACAAACACAGAGAAGCAACTACTGAAGCATATAAGTTATCAAAAGAGGAACGCAAACTAGTTTTAGATGCCGCTCGTTCTGTTGGTGCCTATATGGTTGGTGTAGACCATGCGATAGTTGATGGTGAATACTATGTCTTAGAGTGTAATGGTTCTGCTGGACTTGGTTCAGACTTTGGATTATATAATACTTCTAGGGATGACCAATCGTATGTCGGAAAGACTAAAGGTGAAACTGTAGTAAAGGAGTTATTTGATTACATCTCTCAAGATGTTCATAGAAAATACTCATTTAATAAAGAGGCAGGATTTCACGAAAGAATTAGTATTGATGGCTACGGACCTGTTCGAGCAAAGTTTGATACAGGAAACGGCACTCATGCATCCTTATTTGTCGTAGACAAGATTGATGTTAAAGGTAAAGTTGTTAAGTGGGAAAAAGACGGCAAGAAATTCACAAGTAAGTTACAAGGCACATCTCATCCAACTCATAACGAAAAGATTGATGAACGCCCTATTGTTCTTGTAGATGTTACTTTCAACAATAAATTCTATACAGATGTTCCTATAGGGTTATCAACAAAAGATTCTAAAAGTACATTTCTTATCAACAGAGATTTGCTGACTAGATTTAAAGTAAATGTAAACCCCAACAGAAAGTTTGTTCTTTCTGATTGGATTGAAAGAAGTGATGGCAACGACTCAGAAGGAATTAATATCAGTAAATTCAAAAAATAATTTGTTGATACGCTTGACAAATCAATCAGACTACTGTATAATAGTCTATACTAAATCATGAAAAGGAGAAACAAATGGCACAAAATCATCAAACTCAAAACCCATTATTCAAAGCACTAATTAAGCAATACGAATCAGAAGTTGCAAGTGCGTTTGCTACGCTAGTAGTTTATTTTGACAACCCTGTTGCGATAGGCGAACACCCTCAACACATAGAAGAAATGGATAAACTAGTTGCTAAGATAGCAGATGCTGAAGATAAAATTCAAGCAATAAACTCACACTTCAACAATACTCAAATATAATTAATGAAGTTCTACACAAGTGTACTTCCTTACAGGGGGCGGTTGTTAGTTCGTGGTGTTGATAAAGACGGCGCTCAAAAGAAATATAGAATTAACTACAAGCCCTCACTTTTTGTCCCAGTAGGCAAAGAAACAAAGTATAAGACTTTAGATGGTCGTTATGTTGAAAAGATAAAGTTCGACAGTATGCCCGAAGCAACAAAGTGGGTGAACGAGTATAAGCATGTTACTAACTTTGAATACTTTGGCAACACAAGACATCAGTATCCATTTATCGCTGAGGAGTTTGAAGGCAAGATAGATTGGGATATGAATCAAATCAAAATGCTTTCACTTGATATTGAGTGTGAGAGTGAGAACGGCTTTCCTAATCCAGAGAAAGCAGACCAGCCTCTAATCTGTATTACAGTAAAAGACTACACAACTAAAAAGATTATTGTGTTTGGCATGGGCAACTTCGTCAATGACAGAGAAGATGTTCAATACATTAACTGCTCGACTGAAACTCATCTTGTTGAAACATTCACTAAGTTTTGGGTTGAATACAATCCCGACATCATCACTGGTTGGAATGTAAAGTTCTTTGACATACCTTATCTGATGAATCGTTTTCGTTATCTTATGGGTGATGATTGGCTTAATCAATTCAGTCCGTGGGGTATTGTTGAACAGCGTTCTGCAGCCGTTTTGTTTGCTTCGAGAGAACAACAAGTGTGGAATATAATGGGCGTTGATACGCTTGACTATCTTGACCTGTATCGTAAGTTTACATTTGTCAGGCGAGAGAGTTACAAACTAGATTATATCGGCGAAGTTGAACTTGGTGAAAACAAGAACGAGAATCCGTATGATACTTTCAAAGAGTTCTATGCTAACGACTATCAAAAGTTTGTTGAATACAATATTCAAGATGTTGAACTCGTTGATAAGTTAGAAGATAAACTGCAACTGATTGCTTTGTTTTTGACCATGGCCTATGAGGCAAAAGTCAACTATCAAGATGTATTCGGTCAAGTAAGAATATGGGATTGTATTATCTATCACCACTTGCGTTCAAAGAATATTGTGCCGCCTGCCATTCAAGAATCAAAAACATCTAATGGTTATGAAGGTGCCTATGTGAAAGACCCTGTTGTTGGTTTTCATGATTGGGTTTGTAGTTTTGACTTGAACAGTCTATATCCACATTTGATTATGCAGTATAACATATCGCCAGAAACGATGGTTGGGTTTGAACCTAATCGTGTGAATGTTGAAAACATGTTAAATCAAAAGTCTGATTTGTCTGACCTTGATGGTCGAACTATAACGCCAAACGGCGCTCAGTTTCGAACTGACAAACGAGGTTTTCTTCCTGAAATCATGGATACTCTTTATCAAGAACGAGTTGTTTATAAAAAGAAAATGATTGAAGCACAGAAGATGTTTCAAAAGACTGGTGATAAGAAGTATGAGTATGAGATTTCAAAGAATCATAACATTCAGTTGGCAAGAAAACTCTCATTGAATAGTGCCTACGGTGCAATCGGCAATCAGTATTTCAGATACTTTGATGTTCGCCATGCAGAAGGTATTACAATGGCTGGGCAACTTGCGATTCGATGGATTGAAAGAGATGTCAATGACTTTCTAAACAATCTATTAAAGACAACGAATGTAACTTATGTTGTTGCTTCTGATACCGACTCTATCTACATTCGATTGGGCGAAGTTGTAAACGCAATATTCAAAGACAAATCTGACACAAGAAAGATTGTAAGAGTCATGGATAAGTTTTGTGAAGAAACTCTACAACCTCAAATCGACAAGTCGTTTGATAAACTTGCTAAATATGTACATGCATATGAGCAAAAGATGATTATGAAACGAGAAGTGATTGCAAACAAAGGTATCTGGACTGCAAAGAAAAGATATATCTTGAATGTGTATAATGAAGAAGGTGTTGAACTAAAAGAACCTAAACTTAAAATCATGGGCATCGAGGCAGTCAAGAGTTCTACACCTGCCCCATGTCGAGTTAAGATTAAAGAGGCACTAAACATCATCATGAACAAAGACGAATCTGCATTGATTGAGTTCATAGATAACTTTAGAAAAGAGTTTAAGAAGTTGTCGCCTGAATCAATCGCCTATCCTCGTTCATGTAAT